TATGTAAGGATATACTGACAGAGTGGAACAGTATAGAACACTTTCATAAACATCTAGTAAGTAAAGACGCTCTCACCGCTGGTACAGGGTATGACATAGTGTACCCACAGAGAGTGATTAACGCTGCTAAAGCACTACTGAATGGGTGAATATGGGATATCATGGGATTAGCGGACACTTTAATAAAAGGTTAAAATAAACATAGAGGTTCTGTGATTAGTGTCTGTTACTTATCGAAATAATTTCCACACATACTCAAAATATATCAAAGAAAATGCAAATAAATGCAAAAAAAGACTTGACATTCTCTCAGAATCGTGTATAATAGTACTTGTAGTTAATGATGAGAAGGATTGATTCGTATGCTTTATGATAATGTTGATATGGTATGTACTCAAGGTATGTACAATAATAAGAAGTCTAATGTCGCTGGACTAGACCTTTACTATGGCCCAGAGAACAAGATGGAGTTACCTTGTGATACCTGTGACCTTATGGAACAGTGTGCTACTGATATGACAGAGTGTTCTGCGTTTAAGTCATGGGCAACTAACGGAGAGTACGATTCGCAGAAGGTAGGTAAGTTACTCAAGAAGACTGCATAGATTATCCTAGTAAATACAGTGACTTACATAGGGGGTTGACATTACCAGTATTATGTGTTACACTGTATAGATAATGAGAGATGAGGGTTTGACATGACATAGCAAGAGTTCGGGAACTGACTTCCACCGCTGACCTTTCGGAAGGATGTCTATAGTTCTTATGTAATTGGTTGCCACTGTAGGACTTCTGGTTAGTCAGGGCTGCAGTGGACTGATGTTCCTCTGTAAATACAATCAAGCAGAGTTTAATTAGAGTAGAGTAGTAGAACAACCATTAAGGTTGGTATGGGTCACAGTAAAGTTCCACAATGGTGGTGTGACGGTGATGTTGGTTGTTTTCCTCTTACTCTGGGGGGTTAGGTATACCCTGGCCCCCTACCCCTTTATACTGAGAGTCTTTACCTAATCTATAAATGTAATAAGTATCCAAAGAGAAATTCCGATGAAGATATCTACTCTAACTAAATGGTTATTCAGACTCTACATTGTGTGGAGTATCTGTGTAGACATAATGATACTTGGTGGTATAGTGTATCTTCTATTAGGCTCCCCCCTAAATCTGAGCAACTTTTAATTGCACTTCCCTATTGACTCTATAGGATATGTGTGTTACAATGATTCTATAATAATGTGGAGAATGATAATATGAGTGGTATGCATCTATTACCTGTGTATTACACGACTACGAATCAGAAAAAACGTAGAAAGAGAAAGACTGTTACCAAGTCTATGCAGAGTGCTATTATAGAACATGAGAAGTATCTGCGTAAAATGGGTATTGACCCTGAGTATAAACGTACACCCACCCCCCTTAAAACTGAGCGTGTTGCAAAACAGTTACCCGATACACCTATATCGGAGATGGATTGGACACCTTGTCTGAAACGTAATGCACCAGCTATTACTGGTAACTATAATATTGGTCAGGCATATAATAAGGGTAATCTGGTTGTACTGAGTACTGCTGAGGCGTCTGATGACTCCACTGGTAAGAGAAGATAGCGAGTGGTTCTAGCAGGCGTTTTTGGCCGCGAAAAACCTGAGAGGAATAAGAGTGAAATATATTCTTATAAGTATAATGGTAATCTCTATGAACGGTTGTACGTCTGCTGAGTTAGCAGTAGATTTGCATCAATCATGTAAGTATAGGGATAAGTGTCCTGTTGAATTGGTGAGTAATTGGTTAAATGGAAAGTGAGTATGAGTATGGCGTATAAGCGTGATGTAGATAAGTTGAGTCAGTATGCAAGATTTGTGAATGAGGTTACAAGTGATCCTTCTAAGGACACCAACAACATGATTGAATCTATACACATCAATGAAGAACAGGGAGCTCGTATGAGTAGGTTACTGACCTCTTGTATTGGTCTGTCTGGTGAGGTTGGTGAATATAACGATGTAATCAAGAAGTGTCTGTTCCAAGGCGCTCCTATGGATGAAGAGACTATGATTCATCTAAAGAAAGAACTAGGTGATATCATGTGGTACGTTGCACAAGGTGTGATGGCACTTGATACCTCGTTTGAAGAAATAATTGATATGAATATTGCAAAACTATCGGATCGTTACCCTGGCGGGTTCGATGCGTTACGTTCTGCATCTCGTAAGGAAGGTGATATATGAGTGATTTTTTAAAAGATATTATTAAGACAACAGGTAATGAGTATGCAGCTCTGGTTGCAGACGGTATTGAAGGTGCAGACGTAGGTTCGTTCATAGACACAGGTAGTTACATTTTCAATGCACTTCTATCTGGTTCTATTCATGGTGGACTTCCTTCTAACAAGATTACTGCAATTGCTGGCGAAAGTGCCACAGGTAAGACGTTTTTTGTCATGGGTATGGTCAAGTCGTTTCTTGATGCAAACCCTGATGCTGGTTGTCTGTACTTTGAGAGTGAAAGTGCGATTACGAAACAGATGGTGATTGATAGGGGTATTGACCCTAATCGTATGGTCATCATTCCTGTCACGACTGTACAAGAGTTTCGTACACAAGCAATCAAGGTTCTTGATTCGGTTCTTGCAAAGAATGAGGCAGACCGTAGACCTATGATGATGTGTCTTGACTCTCTTGGTATGTTGTCTACTACCAAAGAAGTAGAAGATACCTCTGATGGTAAAGAGACTCGTGACATGACACGAGCGCAAGTACTCAAGGCTGCGTTTCGTGTACTGACACTTAAACTAGGTCGGTGTGGTGTTCCTATGGTGGTCACTAATCACACATACGACTCGATGGGTTCTATGTTCCCTACCAAAGAGATGGGTGGTGGTTCTGGACTGAAGTATGCGGCATCATCTATTATCTTCCTGTCCAAGAAGAAGGACAAGGATGGTACAGAGGTTGTCGGTAATATCGTTCACTGTAAGAATCATAAGTCGAGATTGACTATTGAGAATAAGATGGTAGATGTTCGTCTATCGTATGAAACAGGATTGGATAGGTATTATGGTCTTTTGGAACTCGCTATCAAACACGGTATCTTTAAACAAGTGTCTACTCGTATTGAGTTACCAGATGGTACTACACAGTTTGGTAAGACGATTAACAACAATCCAGAGAAATACTTTACTGAGGAAGTAATGCAGAAGATTGATGAAGCTGCATCAGCAGAATTTAAGTATGGACAATAAAATGTTTGACAAGATGGGTAAACCAGCAACAACCTATGAGGCTCATTTTGACAAAATAGATACCAATGAGAACAAACCCAAGATACCTTTTGAGGATTGTTTTCATGTAGGTATGGGTACAGAGATGTTAGCACCTTTGTTATACTCTCTAGTGCGATTTGTGCGTCCTGTACGTCTTATGGAGATTGGTCTAGGTTACACTACTCCTTGGTTACTCAAGGGTATTGAGGACAATGAGAGTGTAGACTTGAGTGGTAATTCTGATCTGGATTACTTCAAGAAAACCTATGACCCTGTTCTCATCTGTATTGATGATATGAGTGACAAGGAATCTACAGCCTCTCAATCTGCAATGAAGTACAAAGACAGTAAGTATATTGATTTGATTGAAAGCACGTTTCAAGGTAAGTCTAAAGAGATTGCGGATAAGTATGGCAAGTTAGATTTTGTCTGGTTTGATTGTGGTGGTCATGTGGAGTATGGTCAGTTCCTAAAGGAGTATTTGCCTATCTGTTCTGGTCATGTGTTTCTACACTACACATATTATCGTGGGAAACCTAATCCTAATCATGTGCAAATTGAAAAGTATGTTGACCCTAAAGAGTGGGAACGACTAGACTTAATTGAGCCACACAAATATCGTCAAGGTAGTGTGACCATGTTGAAACGGAGAATTGATTATGATGATTCCTAATTATGAGTTCAAACAAACTCATCCTATATACGACACAAACTTACTTGATCCAAAGAGTGAGTGGTCTGCAAAGAAAAAAGGTACAGTCACAAAAGAGATACACAATATCCTAGTTCAAAAGATATTGCACTATCCAGATGTTATGAAACACCAGACTAATGTTAAGGCAAACATGACTGACTGGCATATGCACATGAAA